ACCCTGGAAAATCATTTTCTTGATAATCTCAAGAAACTCACCACCTTCGGCATTAATGCCAACACCAGCAGTCAGAAGACGCTCAATGTTTGCACCTTTTTCATCCAGTTCCACTAGACGATTGGAAAGAGCAAGAAAATCAGTAGATGCTTCGGAAGTCACTGCATCTACGAAATGGGTGTATTTTGCAAAGTCAATATTTTTAGTCATCAGAATTTAAATCCCTCAAATGATTTTTTTGGTCCGGTTTTCTTTTCCTCATAAGTATACTCCTCATCCTGTCCAGAGTCAAGTATATCTTTTTGTGCTGACTGTTCGCAATCGTACAGTCTCATTTTAGCACGGTCAATACCCACAATAAAACGTTTGTAGATAGTAGGGTCATTGTATCGGTTTTTCAGTTGCTTCACCATAATCTGTCCCAACTGCTCAAGCTCTTCTGTACTAATAAGGGCAAACATAAGATCAGCAGTAGCAGGGAGACCAAAGGACTCGCTAGTATCAGTAAGTTCAACATCAGAGCTACTATTATGTGTGAGAATAGCATTCGCATAGAACAAGTGATTTCCTGATACTTCAATATCTATAAGTTCTCTTTCATCAAGTTCTTCAATTTTTAGAATTTTTTTCAGCATCATAGAGTTTTTACCTATTCACATTATAACAAAACCACTCACCAAAAGCAAGGTGAGTGGTTGAGAAAGATTTTATTATTTTATCAACCAATAATACTCTGTCTCCACTCTTCACTCATATTTACCATAATTGCTTCTGCTGCTTCTGGTGTTTCGGCATATCCTTCATCAAGAAGGTGTGAGAGAATGATGTCGTAAATATCTACTTGTTCTTTTTTGAGTTTTGATTTTGCCTTTGCTTCTTTTTTGCTATGAGTATCGGCAACATTTATCATCCTATTACTTCTTTCTTTATTTTTTTCTGCACGTTTGTGTGCTCTTAATGCCCGATTATGACTCATAAAAGCAGTTGGGTCTGCTGTTTCTGCATCTGCTCTTGTCTCTGCTTCTCTTTCTGCCCTATATTCAACTTTTCTCATCATTTTGCCGACAGGAAGTTTTTTATAAGACATTTCACTCAACTCATTATTATTACTAACAACTTCCAAATATGCTTCTTGAAGATTGCGAAGTTCTTGTGAGTTCATTTTACAACTACTTTTTAGTTATTTATATTCTACCTTTCCTCCAACCACTTTCCAAGAACATTTCCAACTCATCTTGTTTTACAAACTTTCTTTTATTCAACTCTGGATTATAAATCCAAGTTCTACCAACAGAAGATTTAGAAATATTTTTTCTATGTTCCTCTGTAAGTTTTTGTCCTCTTTTACTTTCTGCGATTTTGTTTTTAGTTTCTTGTGAATGATTTGTATTGAACTTTTTATAAACACCAAGAGAGTATCTATGTTTTTTAGTTTTTCTCATTTTCTCTTTTGATTGTGTAGAAAAACTTATTCCATAGTTCCACGCTCTACCATTTCTAATATTCTCTTCTATTAGTTCTTGATTTGCCCCGTGATAGTGTTTCTCATAATTACAAGTTTCATATCTCATATTATATCCGCATCCATCCATATAATGAGATTTATATTTGCGAATATAATAATCTTCTTTCATTCTTGATTCACTTTCATCAACTTCTTCTATTACTTCAATAGTAAAGTTTCTTTTACCATATTCAATAATAGCATCAGACAGAAGTTTATTTCCTTCGTGCCTTCCAAGAATGATATGTTCTTGTAATCTTCTATCCAATTCATTTTTAGTCAATCCAACATAATACATATGTGGATTGACTGCTGTGTTGGTAATTAGATAAATCTTTACTTTCATATCAGTAAGTTATACTACTATTATTTATAAGAAGTAGAACTTACACACACTATTCCTTTACATAAAGATACATACCTTCATTCAAACCACCTCTGATATTCACTTCACCATTTTGAGTTGGGAACAAGTGTTCTTCACTACAAATAATTTCTTTACCATCTTCCAAAGTAATCTTATAAGATTTCTTTTTGGATTTTGGAAAAACATTTAGGACTTCATTATAACCAGTATTTGAAAGCACCAAATCCCCAACTTGAATATTTGAAAGTTCTTTCAGTCCTTGCGGTGTTTGAACTTGTGTTTTCAAATCCAAGCAATACCCTGAACGAGTGGTCTGAGTGGCGGATACAATCGGGACGTTAAACTCGACGGCGAGCCCCCTAAGTTCCTCAGCAATTGCTTTGATATACGAATATGAATTGACAGAAAGGTTTGACTTATACCTGCTGGAAGCACATATATTAAGGTAATCAATGAAAATAATATCAGGTCTAAATGACTTTTTGAGAGCAAGTTCATTGAGAAGTGCCTTAAAGTGTCCGCTATGTGCTGATGCGGTTGGATATTCTTTAATTATAAGAGTACCTTGAGTTTTCTTGGCAATATTACTAACTTTTGTCTCAAACATTTGACGAGGAAGTTTTTCAATTTCTTGAATGTTCACATTCAGAAGATTGGAGTCAATCCTTTCCGCAATCCTTTCTTCAGCCATCTCCATGGTAATATAAAGAACATTCTTACCGCGAAGAAGAACAGAAGAAGCAAAGTGACACATAAAAAGTGATTTGCCCACACCAGTGCCTGCAAGAGCAATGTTGAGAGTTTTATTAGGAAGACCACCCTTTGTAACCTTGTTGAAGAATTCCAAATCAAAAGGAATCTTTTCTTCGGTTTGGTGATAGAACTCATATCGTTCTTCATAATCCTGGAGATAATCGTGACCTACATTTCGGTCAAAACTGACAGCAAGAGCATCAGAAAGAATTGAAGGAATTGCATCCTTCGTCTTTTTAGAATCTTTACCATCAACAATGGCAATAGATTCCATCAATGCAAGATAGATGGCTTTATCACGACACCACTTTTCAGTAGTATCACACAACCAAGTAATATCTAGTATAGAATCATCCAGACCAAAAACATATTCAGTTACTTCTTTATAAGTATTTTCATTAAGATCAGTACGATTCTCAACTTCAATGTGAAGAATTTCCTTGGTCGGTAATTTATTATACTTAAAAATGAAGTTACAAATCTCCTCAAAAACTACTTTCTCAGAATAGTCAGTAAAGTATTCGGTTCTGATGAAGGGAAGAACCTTTCTAGAATATTCTTCATTAAAGGCAAGGCTTCTAAGAATTGTAGTTTCAACCCGTTCCATTAGTAATAGTGACAATAAGTGGACATAATATACTTGATTCCTTTGTTGACTCGCAATCCCGCATGAGGATACTGCCAAGTTGGGGGAAACACCATAACTGATCCTTTCTTCGGAACAATCTTTTTATTGTGATGAGGAAACTCAGTTTCACCACCAGTAAAATCATCATTCAAATAATACAAGAAAGCAAGATACCTTCTTGCAGATGCATGATCTTCAACATCAACATGAAGATCAAATCTATCGTGACTACGAGAATGATATTTCTTGATGCGAAACTCTTCCAAAAAGAGTCTCTGCGGATACCATCTAGTGTAATCCGAAAATTCTTTTTTGTAAAGGTCAAGAACATTCTTAGTAATAATAGAAAGTACTTGAATGTTCTCTGGATGTTTTTGATTAATATTCAGTTGAGTGAAGTTTGGTGTTCCTTTATTATTAATAATTTCTTTGTACCCACTTACATCAAATAAATGAATCAACGTTTCACATATTTTTTCATCAAGGACATTATTGTATACCTTGATGAAATCATCCATAACAAAACTCTTTCTGTGCAATTTCATCTAAAGCCTGCATTACTTCTGGTGTAAAGTATTGGTCGGGATTCTTTAGAATTTCTTTCCCGTAAATTTTCTTACCATCAATCTCATAACGCCCCGCAACATTTTTCCAGAGTCCGCCGAGTTCCCCGAGTTCCAGAAGACCATAATAGCGATCAAGGCCACGCTCATCATAAAATAGACGGATTTCAACTTCCTTATTCTCCTTACTCAGACGCGACTTAGCAGTCTTAGCTTTAATAATGTTTCCGACAACCTCTGTTCCGTCTTTTTCTTTTTTCTTACCGAGATATATGATAGTAGAAGCGGCGTACTTAAGACCACTGCCACCACCCATCTCTTTAGTAGGAACATAAGCACCGATGACATCATAGGTATGATTAGTAACTAACATTGGAATTTTAGCTTGTCCAAGTTTTAGAGTAATCATTCTAAATGCACCTTTGACCAATTGGGATTTGGTCATATCACGAACTTGTTTATCGTTCAGTGCATCAGTGATCTCTTTCTCTGTGGAAAGCATTCCCAATGAGTCTAACACAAACATGCAGGGTTTGCGTTCTCCTTCAGGTTTTTTTAAATATAGGTCTACTGCTTTGAGCGCTTTACCGCGAAACTCCTCCACTGTAACAACATTAACAACAACGAGACGAGTAGTATCAATTCCACGGGATTCTACGAGAGATTTGGTAATAGCGGCCTCAGTATCAAAGTAGAGACAATAACCATCGGGGTGAGTATCAAGAAAATTCTTAACCACGGCGAGAGAGAAGAAAGTCTTTCCAGTAGAAGACTCTCCAGCAATAGCAGTAATCTTATTCCCAGATACACCACCAAATATGCTACCTGAAACCAGTGCATTAAAGATGTACGAACCGGTGTCAACATAAGTCTCAGTCTCATCAATATCGGAAGCAAGTTGCGTATACTCACCACCAATTTCTTTTACAATATCTTTTAAAAAGTCCATTAAGCTACCATCCCGTATTGTTCACGAAGAATTTTTTTATAAGGAAGTCCTTGTTCACGAAGTTCCTTAACAAGTTTTAATTTTTGATAAAGTGCCGTATTTCCACCCAGAGTCAGAGCACTTATAATAGTATTCAATTCTTGATCATTAATAGGTAGATCCATTCATTTCTCCAAATTTTTAGACTCTGTACATATAACCCAATTATACCTTTTTTTGAGTTCATTTGCAAACCAATATGCAGTGGATTCAGTTTCAAAAAATTTTTTATTTGTTGTAGGAGACAACTCTCCTGGTTTAGACCAAGTAACTACATATTTACTCATGAAAAGAAACTATCTAAACTGATTGATTTTTCCACAGACCATCCGATAGAATCGAGAATAATTTTCATTGGTTCTACAAAAGACTTGTTAAACTGGGTATCGTAATCAATATACTTTTCCAAATCAAGTTCTTTCGGAAAATCTTGGATAAATGCCATCACATTTTCTTGAATTGGATTAGGAACCTTTAGGTAAAGAAATTTAATCTTTTCCCCACTCTGAATTGCTGGGTATTTTTTGTCTAGTCCAGCTTTTTTTGTATAGTGATTATAAAGAATTGCTCCTCTGACATGAAATGGGACACCTTTATTATACATGGTAGTTTTAGAAACCCATTTATTAATTTCAGACACACTACGAGGAAAAGCAATCTCTTCAGGTTTCAATGATTTAAATTCTTTGCGAGAATTTTCAATAAAATCAATCACATCATCTTCTGCCTTGGTCATAATGATATCAATGGAATCTTTAATCATCTTGCGACAAGGGGCAGGAGTTGAGGTTTTGATTGCTTCAATACCCATCATTTTCAGTTTTGGTTTTTCATAACGAACACCCTCAGAGTCCCACACACGAAGAATATATCGTTTCTTACCAGTCCAGATACCCCTCTCTGCGATATTCTCGCGTTTCATGTACATCTTTTGATCATATGCATTCAAGTAGTCGGCCAATTCTTGGTAAGAACTTTCAATATACTTTTCAAGTTCCAACGAACAGACCTTATCAAGGAAAGTAACAACTTCATCAGTAGTTTTCTCTCTCCCTTTGAATACAGCGTCAACAAAAGGACCCATATTAATATAAATGGAGTCAGTATCCATAGCAATAACATAATCAACCTCCTGAGTTTTAAGAACCTTATTCATATAAGAGTTCATTTTTTCCTCAATCCACTGAATTGCAACTTGTCCAGACAGAGTAATAGCTTCCGCATTTGCAAGTTTATAGTAGCGGAAGTATTCATTACCGATCGCACCATAAGCGGAATTGAGTGCAATCTTTTTAGCCATTTGAATGTTATCGCAACGAGAAATCTCCCTTTCCAATTCTTTAGTTGGAGTTTTTTCATAAGCCTTCTTAGCTTCAATCATCTTCTTTTTGAAGATTACCCGTTCATTATACATTTTCTCCATGAGTTCTGGTAGGAACCCACGAATATCTTTACGATACATTGCACCATTAGCACAAACTGCATAGTCCTTATACATCTCAAAGGTCAGTTCTTTCTTCAGAACCTTATCTACATTTACATTGGGGTGACGAGTATCAAGAAGAGTTTCTGGAGAGATGTTGTATTGCATGATCAAATGCGGATACAGAGAGTTAAGGTCAAAGTTTACAACCCATTCATACATTCCCGGAGTTGGTTCTTTAACATATGCACCTGCATACTTCTCATTCTTTGTATTACGTTCCTTTTGTGGAATTACAATATTTTTCTTAAGAAGATAATTATAGATAATTGCATCCCAGGTACGAACTTGATATGCAATATCATTAAAGTTCACTTTTGCGTCAAACGCTCTAGTAAAACAGAGATCAATCAACTTTAACTTATCTTCAAGTCGATCCACTAGTTCTACGTCAACGATGTTATATTCTACAAACTTTTGCCAGTTGTTAGAATAAAAATCCCTGAAAGTATCATATTCTGAGTGGTCCAACTTATTCTGACCCAACTCCATGAAAGCAATATGATCCAGTCGATAACTCTCTTGATTTGGAGTTGCTGGAGACTTCTTATAAAGATCCAGGTAATCAATAATTGACACTCCAGCAATCTCACAACTAAGTTGTTTGCGACCAGAAATCTGAACTTCTTTTACTTTTACAATATTCCAAGGGGAAAATTTCTTAGCAACCTTTTCCCCCATTAGACGAGTAATTCTTCCAATAAGATATGGAATATCATAAAGTTCACAGTTCCATCCAGTTACTACTTCTGGAGTGTTATTTTGCCACCAATCCATAAAAGTATTGATCAATGCATATTCATCCTTACAGTAAATGTAATTTACATTTGACTGTGAGACTTGTGCAGGACGAGAACCAAATGTAGTAATCTGTTTGGTATTATAATCCTGAACTGTAACCAAGAGAAGTTCCTCAGCACAATTAAAAACATCTGGAAACCCACTTTCAGCAGCAACCTCAATATCAATTGTGATCAATTTAATTTTATTAATATCAAACTTGATCTCATCTTCTGGGTATTTTTCTGCAATATATTGGTAAATAAATCTATCATTTCCAAATACTTTAAATCCATTCACACCCTCATACTTTTCCAAGAAATCCCTACAATCTCTGATAGTACCTGGGCGAATAGGTTCAACATTAAGACCATCTAGAGTCTTATATTTACTCTCTTTCTTTGATGGAACATAAAAAGTAGGATAAAATTCTTCCCTATTTGTAAAATGTTTCCCATTTTCATATCCTCGGACAAGGATATCATTACCTAGTTGAAAGACATTCGTGTAAAACTTCATTGAGTAAGAGTCAAATAATCATTAAGTAAAGTAGATTTCGGGTCAACCAAAGTTAAAATTTTATCTGAAGATATCATAATAGCATCAGTATCATCCGTCAATTCATATAACCATGGAGTAAGTTTTCCATCAAAAATCTGATATGGTTTTATGAGTTTACAATCAGGTTCCCCAAGTTCTGATATCATTGCGGAAATTCTTGAAATTAGAACTGTTCCGCTTACTAAAATAATAACCTGCACATCATCCATTATTTTCTTCCATTAAAATTTTTACACTATTATAATCTGCTAAATCATTGCTTGCAGGGGATATGGGTAGATCATTGTTAACTTTCCCATCTACACTCTTATTCATTTTTTCTTCATATGAATTTTTAATCCACTCTAAAGGTTCAACTATAGAAACTACCCAATCATTAGATACGAGAATCACTTTATCTGAGGAAAGTGGAAACCAAGGAGAAAATGATACTTTATAATTTAGTTCTTCCATTTCATTTCCAACTTCCTCATATAAAAGTTCTGGAGTAAGAAATTGTACAACATATGGATTATTAAAAACTAAAGTTAATACTTTTTGTTCATCATTGACAAGTTCCTTTATGTCAGAAATAACTTGTTCTCCAGATTTCAATAAAGCTAATTTTATTGTCATTTTTTAAAAACTACTTGTATTTACAATACCATAAAAAAAGGGGGGTGTCAACTGGATTTTGCCAGTCACACCCCAAGCGACGACGATATTCAAAGATATTTAGGCGCCGTCACCATCTGCGGAATTTCCACTCCCACCCCCGCCTGGATTCTTAGGCACGGCTTTTCCTGCAGGAACTACTTTTGATTTACCAGTCAACGGATTGTAGATTTTATGCCTAACGGCAGCAGGGTAAGAAATCTGTTTAATGTTTCCGACTTGTTCTAAGAACTGTTTAAAGGATTTCATACACTTTTCTTTTCTGATGTTCAGGAATAATCCTATTTAGTTTGACATGGAGCAATCCATCTTCAAACTTGACATCAGAAACTTTAACATCATCAGAAAGTGTCCAAGTCCTCGTAAAGGCCCTCTTTGCAAGACCATTATGAAGATATTCTCCTGTATCAGAAGTTTCCGACTTCTTCGCTTCAACGAAAAGTTTATTCCATTCAGTGAAAACTTCAATATCTTCTTTTTTATATCCTGCAAGAGCGATCTCTAAACGGAACTCCGTTTCACTCTCCTTAATCAAATTGTATGGTGGGTAGTTGGAAGTTGTTTCGTGAACCGTTCCTAAACGGTGAAACCACTCATCCATACCAATACTATATTTTTCAATATCATTTAAAAATTTGTCAATGTTTCCCGTGTTGTATTTTGCGAGTAACATAATAGACCTCCTTAAGCGTCTGTTGAGTTAAATTACGGATCCGAAGACTCCGTTTTAGCGGATGGGTAGTCGGATGACCAGACCCATCACTTATTATATATCGAGACATTAAAAAAGAGGAAGGGTGTAAAACCGATCCTCTTTTGTAGTATATTCCGAATATATCAGGTTTCTGGTTTCTTTTTCTTACCAATATTATACTTACTCTCAAGAATCCAATCGCCCTTATCCTTATAAGAAAGAACTTTAATTTGATTCAAAGGAGCTACATCGGTGATAGAATCTGGTTTAACAATTGTTACCAAACCCCAATCAGAAATTAGATTGATGATTCTATTGCGTCTTTGAACATCATTTACTGTTAAATTTGCATGTTTACCATCAAGAGCAAACAACTCTTTAAAGTGAACAATATAGTAACGACCCTGTTTATGAAGAATATGACAGGACTGGTAAATTTTCTTTTCCTTGCGCGAGGCAACACCGATACGAGTGAGCGTCTCACGGACTTTTAGAAAATCGTCTGGTTCATTCAGAACCACTTCCACCATTTGGTCTTGTGACCAATTGACTTCTGGTTCAACAAAGGTACTCATCTTTTGCCTCCAACATCAAGTTTTTGTTTAATAAATGTAATTTGATCTTTAGTAAGAATCTTCAATGCTTGTTGGGCCTTTTCATTACTATATCCATAGTATGATTTGACTGCATCAAGATCTTGAATCTTCTCTTTTTTAATCCACGGAGAAAATCTTTTCCGTTTCCTGACACTATTTAGTAAAAAATCATACTGGAGTTTGGAGGGTAATTGATGATTCATGTTCATCTCATTCGCAAACATGAT